TCATACAAAAGCTCCTTTTTTTATCGCTAGGGGGGTGCAAAACCCTCTTAGGGGGTGCATCATTTAACGATTTGTTCTATCCTTGATTTAATCATATTCTACAAATCTGTTTAACCCTCGTTTACTCAATATATTATATCAGATAACCTTAATCTCTCATAGTAAAAAAGAAAAATCATATCAGATTGATATGACTTCTCCATTTTTCAAATGAATTTCTATTCTTTTCCCTTTATGAATTATTATCGTATCTACCAAATAATTAAATAGCTTAGTATCGTATTCTGTTAGTAACTCACCTTGTTTTTCTAATGAGTCGATAAATATTTTCAGTTCTCTTACTCTCTTGTTTTTACTCAGTAAATCTAAGTTTCTCTGTTCTAATTGTTTTTCTAACAATTTATACTCTTCTATCAGTTTATTATATTTTCTAGTATACTCTTCTTGATCTTGTGCTATTCTGGAATTTGTTATTATCAACTTTTCTACATCAGTTCTGATGTCTTCTAATTTTTCTTCGAGTTGAATGATTTCATCATCTGACCCCCTATCTTCTTTTATCATCTTCATTAGAAGTTTTATATTACCTATAATTTCTTTTCTATTATCTATTACTTTGTTTAGTGCTGATACTATCCATCTTTGAATTTCATCATCTCTTATATGAGGAGTATCACATTTTTCTTCGTTCTTATACTTGTCTTTGCATCTATATATTGTCTCTTTATATTTGTCATTTGAATGCCATAAATGTCTCACGTATGAACTACCGCAACATCCACACCTAATTTTTCCAAAGTAGTTTTTCTCTGTATACCACTTTTTATTTTCGCTTAGCTGTACTTGAACTGCATCAAATACTTCTTTATCAATTATTGCTTCATGGCTATTTTCTACATAATACTGAGGTAGCTCTCCGTTATTCCTTTTCTGAGTCTTGTTTAAGAAGTCTGCTATATAGTATTTTTGAAGTAAGGCATCCCCTTTATATTTTTCATTTGTTAAAATACTTCTTACACTACTATAACTCCATCTTGTTTTTCCTCTTGGTGTTGGTATTTTATTTTCAGTTAGATGTTTTGCTATTTGATTAGGATTTTTACCTGATAAGAACTGTCCAAATATGTATCTTACTATTTTGGCTTGCTCTTTATCTACTTCAAATCCTCCATCCTCTTTTGGTTTAAACCCTAATACATTATTGTATGGAAACGTAACCTTACCTTCAGCAGCTTGTTTTCGTTTAGACCATGTTATATTTTCTGATATTGATCTACTTTCTTCTTGTGCTAAGGAACTCATTATTGTAATAAGCAATTCACCCTTTGAATCAAATGTCCAGATGTTTTCTTTTTCGAAGTATATCTCTACTCCAACATCTTTTAGTTTTCTTACAGTTGATAGTGAATCCACCGTATTTCTTGCAAACCTACTAACACTTTTAGTTAATATAAGGTCTATCTTGCCAGCTAGTGCATCATTTACCATTTCTTGAAACCCTAGACGTTTTTTTGTATTTGTTCCACTTATTCCTTCATCTGAGTACATTTTCACAAACTCCCAATCTTTCCTACTTGATATGTACTCTTCATAATACTTCATTTGAGTTTCATAAGAACTTGTTTGATCTTCATTATCTGTAGATACTCTGGCATAACCTGCGACCTTTTTCTTTTTTATACTAGGTAGTTTTGATTGATGACTGAGTTGTTTATTGGCTTGTATAGTTGTGACTTTTCTATTCATCTTTTACTCCTTTTTTAGGTTACCTTGTTTTTTTATTTCTTGAACTTTATTGAATATTTCTTGAGAAATAATTGCTTCATGTGCATTTTCTACAATGTACATAGTCTTCTCACCAGTATTTTTTACTGAACGACCTTTTTCTTTTACATGAAATGTCTTTTGTAATATAAGTTTTCCCGTATAGGTTTCTTGGGATAGTATTCTATAAATTGCTAGTCTTGAAAACTTTTCTCCTCTTCTTGTACGTTTACCTTCATCATTTAATACCCTTGATATTTGTGTTGGTTTTGTACCTGACAGGTATAGCTCATAAATCTTTCTAATAATGTCAGCTTCTGACTTTTCAATTTTATAAGAATCTCCTATCCATCTATATCCTAATATAGGTTGTGGGCTATGTGGTAATCCTTGTTCAAACTTCTTCTTCACACTCCACCTTACATTACTACCTATCGCCTTTGATTCTTCTTCTGAAATGGCAGCGAGTAATGTTAGTAATAACTCTCCATCTGTAGTGAGTGTATCGATATTCTCTTTTTCAAATTGAACCCCTATGTTTAATTTCTTTAGTTCTCGTATTATTTCTAACAACTCAATAGTATTTCTTCCAAATCGTGATATGGACTTTGTAAGAATTATATCAATCTTTCCTTTCCTGCAGTCATCTATTAATCTTAAATACTCTTTTCTATTTTTTGTATTTCTTCCACTTACTGAGTTGTCGAAATAAACTCCAACATATTCCCAACTAGGATTATTTTGTATAACTTTACTATAGTAGCTTATTTGTTCAGATAGTGATTGTAGTAAATCTTGATGTGATACTCTTGCATAAGCTGCGACTTTTTGTTTTTTTACATCAGTCACATTTAGTGTTTCTAACCTTTTTATAGTTTTCATTATTGTATCCTCCTTTTCGTCATTACTATATATCACTCTAAAGAGACTATTTATCAAGTGATAATTCCATAAGTTCAGATAGTTTTGGATTATACTTTTCTAACATCTTATGTTTGAATTTATTAAATTCATCTTTTGTGATTAAATTTTTCTTAAACAAATTACTTAATATCTTAATTGTGATTTGGTAAGTTACTTCATTTTTAGTCTTCATAGCTACCTCCAAATCTATGTTTAATATAGCATTCATGACTACAATACTTTCTTTTATTATTGGAATAAGATGTAAATTCTCTTTTACAACATTTACATTGATGTGTAGAAAATGCCTTTCTATTCATCTTGTCTTGATTATTCTTCCACCATTTCATTCGGCAAACATCACTACAATATTTCTTTTGTTTTTTACCTTTTAAATGAGTTAACTTTTCTCCACACACTTTACAAGTATCAAAATCTTCTATATCTAACTTTTCTAATTTTTCTCTTCTGCAAATTGACTTAACTGTATTGGCTGATACATTTAAACATACAGCTATTTTCTTATACCCTAGTCCTTTTTCTCTTAGTCTTTTTATTTCATCTTTCAGTTCCATATTTCTCACTCCTATGATGTTTTTATTCTCTACATCACAGGTAAAGAAAACTATGAAAAATTTAACCTTTAGAATAAACTTTACATTATATTCTACTTTATTATTAAAATTATCTATGTTAAAGTATAAATAATTAATATATAAATAAAATTAAAAAGTAAATAATTACTATTATTTTTATAAATTTTTTGTTAAGGCGGTAGAATGTTATGAATGAAAATAAACTTAATTTAACAGACATAGATATACTTATAGAAGAATCAAAGAAAATAAATTTCTCATCTGAATCCGAAGTTAGAAATTTAGGTGAAAAATATCCTGCGAATTTTAAGGAAGTTGGAAGTTTAAATGAAAATTCGTTAATAGAATATTTTAAAATAAATGAAAATTATAAACAAAGTAAAGAAATAGATCCTAATACATTACTATATAAAACATTACTAATCAAAAGAAAAATCTATTATTCTGATTTAGGAAATGGTAAGGAATTAAAAAACTTACCTGGTTGGAAAGCAATTAAAGATAATAATATATATCACAAAGCTCACATTATAGCGAAAGCATCAGGAGGTCAAAAAACTTATTTAGACAGACAAACATCAAAAAGATATCACAATGGATTTATAGCTACTATATGTGCTAATGTTGGAGTAATAGGACCATTGGGGATGTACGATATTGAATTGGAAATGAGAACATATTTAAATAAAGATAATTATCTACTATACGAATGTCGTGTAATATATAGAGACCCCAAAGATATTATTCCTATATTTATAGTTATGATTATAGTTTCTAATGACTATGCGATTAATAAAATTTACTTCGTTTGGAATATTCAATGTGGGTATACAATAGATTATAGAACAGGTGAGTATTTCCCTTGGAATTAAAAAAGAGCCTAGAAGAATAAATTTTCTTCTAGGCTCATATTTTATCCTAATATCTCATTCACTTTTCGCTGAACTCCATTGTAGTTATATCCAGCATTAGTCAGTCTGTTTACTCGGTCTTGCCCATTACCCCACTTACCTTGAATTACTTCTTGGGCTATTTCATCTAAATTATTAGATGTATAATTTCCATTCAGTAATCTATTCACTACTTCTTGAACCTCACTTGCATTATATCCTGCGTTAGTTAATCTGTTTACTCTATCCTCTCCATTACCCCATGCTCCTGAAATAACCTCTCGTGCAATTTCTTCATTGCTTTTATCACCAGTTGATACTGAATTTGTAGATCTACTTGGTTCTGAGATACTAGTATTACCTAACATTTCATCAACTGTTTCTCCTAAAGTCGCAAAATAATTCATACGTTCTACAAAGTAAGTTTTAACACTATCAGTTGTTCCACCATGTAAAGCTAAACTACGATGCGGACAACTAGTTGGACTAAACTCATGATGAAGTCTTACCGTTTGTTTATTAATTGGCAAGCCATAATAAATCAAGTCTTCTGTAGCCTGCATTAATGCCATATCCTCATTTGCTAAAAAGTCCTCATCTGAGACTTTCATACTCT